GATCCTGATAGAATTCCTTGTTATATGAGGGAAGATGATATTCTTGATTGGGATCAATAGTCACGGAGAGACTATAACAGCACTAGTTTATTATAAATAATAATATACTAAGTAGAGCAGTTATGTCCAGATTCTATACTTATTGTTATTTGAATGAAAATAACATTCCATATTACATAGGAAAAGGAACTGGTCGTAGAGCATACCACGTTCATGATAATGTATCTGTCCCCCCGAAAGACAGAATTCTTATTCTAAAAAATAATTTAACAGAAGACGAAGCATTTAATCATGAAATGTATATGATATTTTTATTTGGTAAAAGATCTGAAGGTGGTATTTTAGAAAACATTAATGATGGTGGAAGATATAATACTCCACCATCATGGATAGGTAAAAGACACACAGAAGAATCCAAGAAAAAAATATCAAAATCTGTAAGTGGAGAAAAACATCCATTTTACGGAAAACCTCTAACAGAAGAACATAAAAATAAAATAAAAGAAACCAAAAGAAAAAATCCACAATATTTTTCAGAAGAATGTAGACAAAAAATGTCTATTGCTAAAAAGAAATATTGGGAAAATAAAAAGTTAGAGGGACATGGAGAGTCGTAAAAAATACTGGTCGGTGATGAAATCCCCCTGAGACCTGAAAAGTCTTAAAACTTACTCTGGTGGAGTCAAATATGACCCTATTGTTTTATTGCTTTTCTCAAAAGCAATTGGTGCGGATGGGACTCTCTCCCGCCTGGTTTCCAATTTCCAGTTAAAGAATTGGTGGCGAGCCTGAATGACCTATGAGGAGAGTTGCATAAACTCTCTTTTTTTAGTATAATGTTATAAAGAGATTTTTATATATGAAAATTGGTTTTAATTGCAGTTCATTTGATTTGTTTCATGCTGGGCACGTTACTATGCTTAAAATGGAAAAAGAATTATGTGATTATTTAAAAGTTGCACTTCAAGTTGATCCAACCGTAGATCGTCCTGGTATTAAAAATAAACCAGTTCAATCTGTTTATGAAAGATATATACAATTACAAGGATGTAAGTATGTTGATGAAATTTTGGTATATGAGACCGAAACAGATTTGCTTAATTTAATTCAGACACAAACATTTCATATTCGGTTTTTAAGTGAGGAGTATAAAAATGTAGATGTCACCGGAAAAAAATATTGTATAGATACTGGTATCGAAATTCACTATCATTTACGAAGACATCAATATTCCTCTACTGAAATTAGAAACAGAGTTTATCTACTTGAGAAACAAAAAAGAGATGAAAAGAATGATGATCCAGTAGTAAATCAATATTCACCAGAAATTTTGGAAAAATATTCTATTAAAACTGATTAATCATGACAATTTTAGTAACGGGTGGGGCAGGATTTATTGGAAGTAATTTTCTTCACCATTTAATTGCCACTACTTCAGAACAAATTATTTGTATTGATAAATTAACTTATGCTTCTGATTGGCACAACATTCCAGATCCTATAAAATTTTACACTACAGATATTGTTGATGAACACAATTGTGAATATATCTTTAAAAAATATAAACTAACTGCTGTGTTTCACTTTGCTGCGGAAAGTCATGTAGATAATTCAATTCATGATTGTTCTCCGTTCATTCTTGCTAATATCAATGGAACTATAAATCTTCTTAACCTATCCTTAAAGTATGGAGTTGAAAAGTTTATTCATATTTCTACTGATGAAGTTTATGGTTCAATAGATGAAGGATATTTCACGGAGAAGTCTAACTATAATCCAAGAAATCCATACTCCGCATCCAAAGCTTCATCAGACCATTTTGTAATGGCATATCATAATACCTATGGACTGCCAACATTAATTACAAACTGCTCTAATAATTATGGTCCAAGGCAGTATATTGAGAAGATGGTGCCAAAGACAATTACTAATCTTTTATCTGGTAATAAAGTTCCTGTGTATGGTGACGGCAAACAAGTTCGTGATTGGTTATATGTTCAGGATCATTGTGAAGCACTAATTGAGGTGTGGTTAAAAGGTAGAAATGGACAGAAATATAATATTGGTGGAGATTGTGAAGTTAGAAATATTGATTTGGTTCGTATGATTCTTGATCGTATGAATATGAAGGAAAGTATGATAGAATATGTAAAGGACCGACCAGGACATGATTACAGGTATTCAACAGATATCACAAAGGTTCGTCATGAATTTAAATGGTCTCCACGATTTTCTATAGAAGATGGACTCGACAAAACAATTGAATGGTATGAACGCAATAGGAACTAATCTCAAAGATGCTTATATCATTACAAACAAAAAGTTTGAGGATGGTCGTGGGTTCTTTATGGAAACTTTTAAACTGAACGAATTTGAAAAAATTACTGGTGTAAGTAATTTTGTCCAGGATAATCATTCCAAATCTTCCAAGGGAGTTTTGAGAGGACTTCACTATCAAATTGAACACGCACAAGGCAAACTCATTCGTTGTGTTTCTGGTGCAGTTTATGATGTAATTGTTGATTTAAGAAAATCATCTTCATCATTTGGAAAATGGTTTGGAATTAAATTATATAAAAATAATTTGCAACTATGGGTTCCTCCTGGATTTGCTCATGGTTTTTATACCCTTACTGAAACTGCAGAAATCGTTTATAAAACTACGGATTATTATTATCCAGAATATGATAGAACCCTTCTTTGGAATGACACTAATTTGGGAATTGAATGGGGAATAGATGGAGAACCTATCTTATCTCAAAAAGATTTAAATGGAGAGACCTTCGGGGAATGTGAAAAATATTCTATTAAAGATAATTAACTATGACAATTTTAATGAATAATAATTCTAAGATATTAGTTGCTGGTGCCAAAGGAATGGTAGGATCAGCAATTGTAAGAAATCTTGAAAGCAAAGGTTATACTAACGTTATCGAAGGAACTCGTGATGACGTTGATTTTACAAATCAATATGAAACCGAAAAATATTTTGGTTGGAAAGAACCAGAGTATGTTTTTCTTGCAGCTGCTAAAGCAGGTGGAATTATGGCAAATAAAACATATCCTGCACAATTCATTTATGATAATTTGATGATTCAATCAAATATTATTAATACCTCCAAGAAATATGATGTTAAAAAACTTTTGTTCCTTGGATCATCTTGCATTTATCCAAAGCATCCTAATATTCCAATTACAGAAGATCAACTTCTTACAAGTCCTTTGGAAACATCCAATGATGCTTATGCGATTGCAAAAATTGCAGGAATCAAAATGTGCCAATCATATAGAACACAATATGGTTTCAATGCTATTGCCCTAATGCCCACAAATTTATATGGTCCTAAGGATAATTTTAACCTTGAAACTTCTCATGTTCTTCCTGCCTTACTCCGTAAACTTCATGAAGGCAAAGATTTAATTGGTCATGATCTCGGTGGACCTTATCAATATCCAGTAACTCTTTGGGGTGATGGATCTGCGATGCGTGAGTTTCTGTATGTCGATGATCTTGCAGAAGCTTGTTATATTTGTATGCAAAATTATAATGGATCTGAACACATTAATGTAGGCACTGGTGAGGATGTTACTATTAAAGAACTTGCAGAAACTATCTCTGATATCGTTGGTTTTAATGGTGGATTTAATTGGGACACATCAAAACCAAATGGAACTCCAAGAAAAGTTTTAAATGTAGATAAAATTAAATCTCTTGGTTGGGAACCAGTCACAAATTTACGTGATGGAATTTTAAAAACATATCAATGGTATTTGCAAAACATGCTTTGATATACTATAATAAATACTAGGAACGAACATTTTTTTATGAGTGAATATAAGAAAACAGCACTTGTACTTGGTGCTGGTGGTTTCATTGGAAGTCACATGGTTAGAAGGTTAAAGAAAGAAGGATATTGGGTGCGTGGAGTAGATATAAAATATCCAGAGCACTCTATAAGTGCTGCAGACGAATTTGTTCAAGGAGATCTTACAGATCAAGTTTTTGTGGAAAAGATTCTTTCTGATACTTTTGATGAAATCTATCAGTTTGCTGCTGATATGGGTGGTGCTGGATATATCTTTACCGGAGATCATGATGCAGATGTGATGAATAATTCTGCAGCAATTAATTTAAATGTCCTTCGTTCTCTAAAAGATTTAAATGAAGCAACTGGAGTAAATAAAACAACTATTTTCTTCTCTTCATCTGCCTGTATATATCCAGAACACATTCAAATGGATGTAGAAAATCCTGGACTTAAAGAGAATGATGCTTATCCCGCTGGACCAGATAGTGAATATGGATGGGAAAAACTCTTCTCAGAAAGATTGTACTTTGCTTATAATCGTAATTATGGTATACCAGTTAGAGTTGCTCGTTACCACAATATTTTCGGTCCAGAAGGAACCTGGAGAGGTGGTAAAGAAAAGTCACCTGCAGCTATCTGTCGTAAGGTAGCAGAGCTTCCACTTGAAGGTGGTGAAGTTGAGATCTGGGGGGATGGTGAGCAAACACGTTCATTTCTTTATATTGATGAATGTGTAGAAGCAACTTATCGTCTTGTCCAATCAAGTTTTATGGGACCAGTAAACATTGGTTCTGAAGAGATGGTTAGTATCAATACTCTTGCAGATACTGCATCTAAAATTGCAGGTAAAGCAATTACTAAAAAGCACATTGATGGACCTCTTGGAGTTCGTGGACGTAATTCAAATAATGATTTAATTCGTGAGAAACTGCAATGGGATTATTCAATGTCCCTTGAAGATGGTATTGCAAAAACCTATGATTGGATCAATTCTCAATTAAAAAACTATATTCCTTTTTATCATTCTGTTTAATATGAAAATTACTATTTTAGGATCTGCTGGTCAGATCGGTGCATATCTTTTAAATTATCTTCGTGATAAAGGTCATGAAGTTACTGGTATTGATGTAGTTAATGGCCCTGAAAATGATCTACGTATAACTCCAAACAGTTATGTTGAGAATATAATCAAAGATTCTGACTTTGTATTCTTTCTTGCATTTGATGTAGGTGGATCTAGGTATCTTAAAAAGTATCAACACACTTTTGATTTTATCAATAATAATACTCGTCTCATGGCAAATACCTTTAAATTGCTTGACAAGTATAAGAAGAGATTTGTATTTGCATCATCTCAGATGAGCAACATGAGTTATTCTCCTTATGGTGTAATGAAACGTGTGGGGGAACTTCATACCACAGCATTAAAAGGATTAATTGTTAAGTTCTGGAATGTGTATGGTATTGAAAACGATCATGAAAAAGCACACGTTATCACCGACTTTATCAAAAAAGGATTTGAGGAAGGTGAGTTTGAAATGTTAACTGACGGCACAGAAGAACGTCAGTTTCTTTATGCCGAAGATTGTTGCGAGGCACTAGAGATTGTGATGGAATCATATACTGATTTTAAATCAGAAGATCCTCTTCACATTACTTCTTTTAACACAACTACAATTAAGGAGGTGGCTTCAATTATTAACGGATGCTTCAATCTTATTAACAAACCAATTAAAATTAAACCAGGTATTGCAAAGGATAGTGTTCAAATGAATAAAAAAAATGAAGCAGATTCGTATATCATCTCCTGGTGGTTGCCCAAAACTACTATAGACAAAGGTATTATAAAAGTGTTTAATTCAATGAAGGAGAAATATGAAAGTAATTGATGTGTTTCCATTCTTTAATGAACTGGATATTTTAGAAATTAGATTAAATGTTCTTGATCCTTATGTTGATTGTTTTATTTTAAGTGAAGCAACAAAAACATTTTCTGGACTTGATAAACCACTTTATTATCAAGAGAACAAAAATAGGTTTGAAAAGTTTAATCATAAGATCATTCATAATATTGTTGAAGATACAACGTCAGAAGAACTTCACCCATACCAAAGAGATGTTTTCCAAAAAGATAATATTAAAAAAATAGTTCTTGAAAATGTATCTTATGAAGATGTTATTATCTGGAGTGATATTGATGAGGTTCCAAATCCAGATGCAATTGAAGATTTGAATACATATTTTGTGCAAGATTCGATCTTTCATTTTGCACAAGAAAATTGCATGGGATATTTTAATCTGGTTGAAGTTGGTGGTATAATTCGTGCCATGGTTACTGATTGGGATTATGAAGATAGACCTAGATGGTTGGGTACAAAAGTATTTGGAAAGTCAATTCTTGAAAAATATACTTTATCTGAACTACGCAGTAAGCAGGAAAGTGTAAACAATTACAGAGTTTTTCCTGGTGGATGGCACTGGAGTTATGTTGGAAGTGAAGGTCTTTCTGTTGAAGAAAGAATCCTAAAAAAAATTGAATGTGCTGCTCACTCAGAGTTAAACACAAACCAAATCAAACAGAATGTTGCTAGGGTTAAAGATAATAAAGATCCATTGGGGAGAGATTATGCAGTTTATGAAATTGTTCCCTTGGACGATTCTTACCCTAAGTATATTCTTGATAATAAAGAAAAGTTTGCGAGTTTAATCAAATGATTGTTTCTGAAATATACGATGGTTCTGGCATCGGCAATCAACTTTGGCATATTATTGTTCCAAGAATAATTGCTGAAAAAATGGGATATGATTGGGGCATTCAAAAAAAACCAACCACTCCATTTAAAGCTTGTGCGTTTATGACTAGTTTTGATATGGGGAAACCAGTTATTGGTGGTCATGGACCAGAAGGTGGACCACCAATTGAGTTACCGGAAGAAATCACTGATTATTATTTGGAACGCAGACAAAAGTATCCTTCCTACATGGGTGGGGAAGAAATGAATGTCTTTGATGAGCACCTTTGGAATGGTCTAAAAGACAACACAAAGGTAGAAGGTTACTTTCAAAATATGTCATATATCAATCATCGTAGAGATGACATTATTAAATGGTTAGATTATGATAATAAAATTACTGATTATTCATCTGATGACATTTGTGTAATTCAATTTCGTGGTGGTGACTATTTAACTGGTGCCTCTTGGGTTCCGGCAGAATATTATCAGAATGCAGCAAAATATATGTTGCAGAAAAATCCTAACATGAAATTTGTTTGTGTAACTGATGATCCAGGACATGCAAGACAATTTATCCCATTTGCAGAAGTTGTTGGATCTGCTATAATGGATGAGAAAGATCCATATCAAGGAAGTATTGGTTGGTATGCATATCCAGGTGGTCCAGTTGGAATTGATTATTCAATTCTCAACACTGCCAAGAACGCAATTATTTCTTCATCTACTTTTGCATTTTGGCCAGTCTGGACAAACAAAGATTGTGATGTAATTGCACCAAAGTATTGGTTTGATTATAAAACTTCTAATGGTTGGTGGAGACCGCATGAATCTATTGTGGACGATTGGTACTGGTTGGATCGTGAGGGAGATCTTATGACTGGAATAGAGTGTAAGAAAGAATATGAAATGCACAAAGAAACTAAAGAATTTTACGGGAACCTAAAATGACTAAAGTTTTAAATTGGGAAATTGACCAACAAATAGCAGATGGATATCTTGATGCTTGTTCTGAAGCAGTTGATGATGAAAACTTTGATAACTTCAAACAAGATTCTAGGTATCGATATATTTTAGAGGGTGGAACGAAAGATACTTTTGATTATTTTCTGAACAAGATTAAAACGATTGATAACAATTCTATATTTTTTGATAATCTGGAATTGTTTAGGAGAAATGATCTTTATGGAAATCCAGATCTTTATGAAGATTATGAGATTGGAAAATTTTCTCTTACAACATTAAAGTACGCATACAACGCACTAGAAATTGTTGATTATGTAAAAGATTCATCACCCAATAAAATTGTAGAAATTGGTGGAGGGTATGGTGGACTTGCTGTTATTCTTGGTGGGATTTTAAATTTTTCTGAATATACTTTGGTTGATCTTCCAGAAACCTGTAAGTTAATTGATAAGTATATTTCCAATTATGATTATCTTAAAGATAGGATTAAAAGTATATCGTGTTTTGAAATTGATGGATTTGATTTCAAAAACACAGATTTAACCATAGCAATTAATTCTTTAAGTGAATGTAGCACTGATTTTCAAATGAAATATTTTGATAAAATCGTTTCGAAATCAAAATATTCTTATATCATCAGAAACCTTTACTCCCCCAAATGTATTGAAGATCATAAAAAAACAATTCAATCTTTACCAAATAATTTTTTGTTTGATGATACAAATAAAGTAGAAGAAAAATATAGTCAAAATATTATTGTTTACATTAAGAGAGAAGATTGAACATGGCAAAAGTAAAAATTTATACCTATTCTCACAATAGACCAGATTTTATTTCACTTCAATATGAAAGTATAAAAAAACACGTTAAAGACGATTTTGAATATATTGTTTTTAATAATGAAAGACCTGGTGGTGATGGTGGATATGATGAGAATAAAATAGATTTTATTTTTAATGAATGTGAGAGATTGAGTGTAAAATGTATTCGTGTTGAATTGGATCCATCCCTCCAATTCCTCAATAACAATAAGATGTTTGAGGGTGATAGATATGTGAATGGAAATACCGCATGTGCTTATTCCTTCACATGGGGATGGAAAAATTATGTAAGCAAAAATGATTGTGTTTCATTATTGATTGACTCTGATATGTTCTTTATTAAGGACGTATCGATTGTTGATATTATGAGTGGATATAATTTTGCCTTTGTCCCATCATATCGTTATATCAAAGACCAATATCAAGAGATAGCATTTAAATATCCTTGGAATGGTCTAATCATTGCTGATATTCCTAACATGCCAAATCCACAAGAAATTAGTTGGGGTGATGGATGGGTTGATGGTCTTGCAGTTGATGTTGGTGGTGAGGTTAGTGCTTACCTTAAGAAGTATGAAGACCAATTAAAAATTAATTATATTGACCAATGGGGATTGTGTGAAGATTCAAATGTTCCCAATCAACTTGTATTGAATGGATGCTCTGAATTCAAAATTAATTTTGAGGAAGAAACCTTAGATATCACACAATATCAACATTCTGATAGTAAAACTTTCCCACATCAAATTGATAGAGAAGACTATTGGGAATATTTTTGTGAAAACTATTCCAAGATTCGTAATATCACACAACAATATAATTTCCCCAAACCAACCTTTGTTGATTTTATGAAGTTGGAAAAGGATAACAGTATTGATGAAGCATTTATTTTCCATTATAAAAATGCGAGCAATACTTTACCTTGGATGAAAGGTGAAGTTGGTGAACTTTATAATAAAGATAAAACTGAATGTTTGAAAAAATTTTTAGGTGAAAAATGATTAGTGTTTTTGGCGGAACTGGTTTTGTTGGTGAAAATTATTGTAGAATGTTTCTCGACAAAACTATAAAGATTGACAGAGAAAGCAGAAAACCCTTAAGTAAAGATATTCTTTACTTTATTTCTACAGTAGACAATTATAATGTTCATACTAATATTACATTAGATGTTGAGACTAATCTCAAAGTTCTCTGTGAAGTTTTGGATTATTGTAGAGATTCTGATATTGTTTTCAATTTTATCAGTTCTTGGTTTGTTTACGGAGAAACTAAATTACCAGCAAAAGAAGAATATGTCTGCTGTCCAACAGGGTTTTATTCTATTACCAAAAAAGCAGCAGAGGATTTATTGATTTCTTTTTGTAAAACCTATAAAGTTACGTATAGAATCATACGATTGTGTAATGTTTTAGGTAAAAGTGACAAGAAAGCATCTCTTAAAAAGAATGCTTTAGGTCATATGATTAATCTTCTTAAACAAGATGAGGATGTTTTTTTATATGATAGTGGAACACCAGTTCGTGATGTGATGCACATTGATGATGTGTGTAAAGCAATAAAACTTATTTGTGATGAAGGAAACATAAATGAAATTTATAATGTTGGGAGTGGACAACCAACATCTATTGGTGATATAATTGGTAAGGCAAAGGAGTATCTGGGTTCTAAATCAGTTATAAAATTTAAAGAAGCACCTGAATTTCATCAAATTGTTCAAGCAAAAGATTTTTGGCTTGATACGACAAAGTTACAAACACTTGGATTTACTCAATCAATTTCAACAGACAAAATTATTAAACAACTATGTACGATCTAATTGACAACTTTATTCAATCTGCTAGAGATGTTGATAATGATGTATTTTCATATCTTGCAAACAAAAAAGACTTTGTAGCAGGAAGAGACAATGTATATTACTCTGGTCCTTATTGGGATGACTTAGAAGCACAAGAACTTATCTATTCTGTTTTGAAAGGTAAGTGGCTTTCTTCTGGAGAACAAGTCAATAAGTTTGAACGTGAGTTTTCAAAGAAGTTTAATTTTCAACATTCTACAATGGTAAACTCTGGAAGTTCTGCTAACTTGGTAATGTTTGCCGCACTCAAAAAACATTTTGGGTGGAAAGATGGGGATGAAATTATTGTATGTGCTTGTGGGTTTGTTACAACAATTGCTCCGATTGTTCAGTGTGGATTGAAACCAGTTTTTGTTGATATTGATTGGGAAGACCTTAATTGGGATTTAGATCAGGTTGAAAGTAAAATTACAGAAAGAACTGTTGGTGCAATTTCGTCTCCTGTTCTAGGTAATCCTTATAACATAGATAAGTTTGTTGACCTTTGTCAACGTAAGAGTATTGCTTTGATTGCAGACAATTGTGATAGTCTTGGCAGTAGATGGAACGGTAATTACCTGACTGATCATGCTGTTGCCGCTTCTTGTTCTTTCTACCCTGCACATCATATATGCACAATGGAAGGTGGTATGGTGTCTTCTAATGAAAAAGAAATTATTGATCTTGCTCGTAGTTTTGCGTGGTGGGGTCGTGGATGTTATTGTGTGGGGCAGCAAAATCTTCTTCCTAATGGAGTTTGTGGGAAAAGATTTGATACTTGGTTAGAAACTTATGATGATATTGTAGATCACAAATATGTGTTCTCAGTTATGGGATACAATCTAAAACCACTTGATTTGCAAGGTGCCGTTGGTCTTGTTCAACTCAGAAAGTTTGAAGAAATTCATAAAATCCGTAGAAGTAATAAAGAAAAAATTCAAAAGATTATTGAGAAAATCCCAGGTACTAGAGTTGTGAACGAAAGAGTAGAGTCTGAAACTAGTTGGTTTGGTGTTCCTATTATCTGCGATAATAAAGAACTTAAAAGATCTCTTGTTGCATATTTGGAAAGTAATAAAATTCAAACACGAAACTACTTTGCAGGAAACGTTCTTCTTCACCCAGGATATAGTCATCTTGATGATGCTGCTAAATATCCAAAAGCAAACCAAGTATTGAATAAAGTATTCTTTCTTGGGTGCTCCCCAACAATTAATCAGAATATGATTGATTATATTGAAAATGTAGTTGACTCTTTTATCAATGCTTGACTTATCTAAAATAACACTACTTGCTGTAGATAATACATCCAGGGTTGTTGGAACCATCAAAGCAATTTATACTTGTCTCGACCAAGCAAAGTTTGGATCGGTCAAACTTATTACATCAAAAGAAATTAAAGATCAATATCAAGATTCTTTACTGCAAGATGGAATTATAGTGGAAGAAATGGTTTTTCCAATCACTCATATTGATGAATATAGTAGATATTGTTTGTATGAACTTTATAGGCACGTAGATAAAGATTATTGTTTAATGGTTCATGATCATGCATTTATTGTAAATCCAGAAGCATGGTCAGATGAGTTTTATGAATACGATTATATTGGAGCTCCTTGGCCCTATCAAGAAAATTCTTATGTAACTCCCTTTGGTGAGCACATTAGAGTTGGAAATGGTGGGTTTTCTTTTCGTAGCAAAAAACTTTTAGAGGTTCCTTTAAAAAGACAAATACCATTTGATTGCACAACCGGAGATTTCTATAAACATTTTAATGCAAATAACTTTGCTGAAGATGGAAATATTTGCGTTCATAACAGACATATGTTTGTTGAAGAGGGATGTAAGTTTCCTTCTGTCGATGTTGCCGCAAGGTTTTCTTACGAAACATCTGTACCAGAAAACCAAGGATTAATTCCTTTTGGATTTCATTTTAATCTTCCACCCACAATATCAATAGAGGAATAATTATGATTGGATATAATAAACTTGGTTCTAATGGTCGTTTAGGAAACCAAATGTTTCAGTATGCCGCTCTCCGTGGCATTGCTGCTCATCACAACTATAATTGGGTTGTACCATCTCCACACGGTCCACATCAAACTAATTATGGACTCTTTGATTGTTTTGAAATGACTGGAGTAGGAAAAAATAATCTTGGTTTAATTCCAGAAAACTTTCCAACTTATAAAGCTAGCACTAGTGCATTTGATGAGACATTTTTTAATAGTTGTTCCGATAACTGCAACATTGAAGATTATTTTCAAACTGAAAAGTATTTTGTACATATTAAAGATGAAATTAAAAGAGATTTTCAATTTAGAGCAGAACACTTAGAACTTTGTAAAAATTTTATTTCTCAGATTGGAGATGTTATTTTTTTACATATTCGTAGAGGTGATTATATAAACCTCCAATACTATCATCCTGTATGTGAATTGGAATATTATGAACGTGCATTGAAGAAGTTTGATAAAGATATTCCAGTTCTAATTTTTTCCGATGATATTCCTTGGTGTTCTCAACAAGAAATGTTTAGTCCTGATCGATTTCTTCTTTCCGAAGGTGGTGAAAGATATGCACATGTGCATCTTGATGCTGACGGACAAATGAGGCATTCACTTATTCCTTATATTGATCTTTGTTTAATGTCTCTTTGTTCTGGTGGTATTATTGCTAATAGTTCAATGAGTTGGTGGGGAGCATGGTTAATGGAAAATCCAACACAACCTATCATTGCTCCTCAAAAATGGTATGGACCTGCTGCAACTGTTGATGATAGTGATCTTATTCCTGAGAGGTGGGAAAGAATTTAATGCCCAAAATTTCTATTGCTATTCCTGTTTATGTAACTGATCTTTTGGGAGTTCAACAACTAAAAGAATCATTTGATAGTATTAAGAAACAAACTTTTACTGATTATGAAATAGTTGTTTCGGATAATTCATCAAATGATTTAGTTGTGGAATTGTGTAACAAATATTCTGTAAGGTATAAAAAAAATTTAAATCATATTGGAATGTCTGCTAATTCAAATTATGTAATTGATTTATGTAATGGAGAATATATTAAAATTTTGCATTGTGATGATTTTTTTTATAGTAAACATGCTTTAGAAATCATTGTTGATGCATTGGATAATAGTGATAGATACTGGTTAGTAAATGGATTTATTCATACTCATGATGCAATTAATTTTTTAGACCCAAGAATCCCAAGATATCCAAATCATTTATTAGTTGGTAATAATCTTTTAGGTTCACCATCTAATATTACAATAAGAAATAAAGATATTGAATACTTTGATACTAATGTCTCCACAAGTATGGATCATGAGTGGTATCATCGTCTTCGTATGAAATTTGGAATGCCTCTTATTGTTAATGATACTTTAAGTGTAAGTAGGTTGCATAACAATAATGTAACATCAAAACTTAATTTTGACATAGTTGTTGAAGGTGATGGATCTTCTTGGCAATTTATTCAAAGTGAGTTAGAATACTTGGAGGGGAAACACACAAACTTTTTTGAAAACTGGGAATATCCAAATGGTTGATTTATCAAACGCAACTTTTATCATTCCACTTAGAATTGAATCAGCAGATAGGATGAGAAATATCATCACTTTGCTGTGTTTTTTATTGAGTAACTTTGATACTAATATAATTGTAAAAGAAGTTGATAGTGAACCAGTATTTGAAGAGAATGTTTTACCGCAGATAAAAGAATTTATTGGTAACGATATTAACTTAATTCATATTTTTGAAAAGTCAGATGATCCTGTTTTTTATCGTATGCATATTTTAAATGAAATGCTTGCGATGAGTAAAACTGATGTCGTCATTAATTATGATTGCGATGTATTGATGCCTGTAGAAACATATGTAAATGCATATGAATCAATCTTGAATGGCGCATGTGATGTTGTATATCCATATGGAAATGGTAACTTTCAAAAACAAGTTCATGTAACAGATGAAATTGTTTCTGATTTTTTAAACAATGATTTTGATCTGTCTATTTTAGATAAATCTTCTCAAGTAAGTACATCAGACTTTGGATGGGTTCAGTTTTTTAATCGTTCTGTTTATATTGAAGGGGGAATGGAAAATGAAAACTTTAGAGGATCATCTCCCGAAGATAAAGAAAGATTCTTTAGGTTCACTACTCTTGAATATAAAGTTGGAAGAATTGATAATTGGATTTATCATTTGGAACATAGTAGAGGTGCAAACTCTTGGCCAGAGTCTATTAGAGGTAATCCTTATATGATGCAAAACTTTGAAATTTGGAATCATCTCCAAACATTAAATAAACAGAAACTAAAAGAATATTATTCAAATCAAGATTATCTTAAAAAATATGTTAGCATTTAATCATTTAGGAAGTCTGGGAAGACTTGGCAATCAAATGTTTGAGTATGCAGCTCTGCGTGGTATTGCTGCTTATCATGGATATGAATGGTGCATTCCTCCATCAGATAGAAAAGGCATTGAAAACTATAGCCTTCATGAATGCTTTAATTTAGCACCACAAATAAATGAGAGTGTGATTGAAGAGTTTGAATATGCACAAGAACCTCACTTTCATTTCTCCGAAGAACTCTTTGAGAAGTGTCCTGATAATGTAAGTCTCTATGGATTCTTTCAATCAGAAAAATACTTCCAACATATTTCTGATAAGATTCGTAAAGACTTTACTTTTCATGATAGACATTTGGGTCCATGTAAAGAAATGATTGAGTCTATTGAAGGAGAACCTATTATGCTCCATGTTCGTCGTGGAGATCCTAATCTTACAGACCCTCGTGGATTTAAGTGGTCTTATACTCAATGTGAGGACCAACATCCAGTTCAACCAGTTGAGTATTATGAAAAAGCACTTGCAGAGTTTGACGATGATCAACCAGTAATTGTATTTTCTGATTCTGTAGATTGGGTAAAAGAACAAGAGTTCTTCTCTGGTGACAGATTTTTAATTTCAGAACCTGAACAAAAATATGCAGATGGATCCTTTACACCATATGTTGATTTGTGCTTGATGTCATTATGTTCTCATGCTATAATTGCAAATAGTTCTATGAGTTGGTGGGGAGCATGGTTGCAATCTAATCCTAACAAAAAAGTAATTGCTCCTCATATGTGGTTTGGATCTGCCTATGCAGACAAAGATACTAAAGACCTTTATGTTGACAATTGGATTGTTCTGTAATGTATGTTTCTTCTTGCCCACTTCGTGTATCTCTATTTGGTGGATCAACAGATAATCCACATTTTGTTGAGAAGTATGGATATGGATCCGTAATTAGCTTTGCTTGTGATCTAAAAACTTATATTACTCTTCATGAGGATAAGATTGGTTATAATCATACTGAAAAAAAATATATTATTAATTACTCCAAAAGAGAGGAAACAGAATTTATTGGAGATATTCAAAATGAGTTGGTAAGGATTGTTCTCAATTATTTTGGGTGCTTTCCTTTAAATGTCTCTATGACAAGTGATGCTTATTCTCAAGGAAGTGGATTAGCATCTTCATCATCTTATATTATTAGCTTGATTAAATGCATTTCAATATTTAATGACTTGCAAATGACTGATATTGAAATCTGTGAACTTGCGTATAAACTTGAGTTAGAAATGAATCCTTACTGTGGGTATCAAGATCCCTATGGATGTGGCATTGGTGGGTTTAAAAGAATAGAATTTCAAAGAGGTGGAATTGTAAAATATGATTTTCAGTCAACAGAACTATTTCAACATTATGATGCACATTTAGTTTTTACTGGTGTTACAAGAAATTCCAAAAATGTTCTTAAAGATGTAAGTAATAATCTTGATAAAATATCACCACTTCTTGATACACTTGAAGTAGCATATGATGCTTTACTTCAGAAAAACTATGATGAGTTTCTGCATCATTTAAATCAAAGTTGGATTCAAAAGAAACAAACTAGTTCTTCTATTGATGAAAATGCGATGATAAAAACTATTGACCAACACTTGCTAAATGATCCACTTGTAGTTGCTCATAAATTGTGTGGTGCTGGTAATGGAGGTTTCTTTTTAACTTTCTCTAAAAAAGATTCCTTGACTATTCCATATTCTTCTGTTAAAATTAATGTATCACCCGATGGAGTAAAAGGTAAAAAATTATGATTAGATTAGAAACAAATTATCCGGTAGCAATTGAATCCCCTGACCACATTTCTCCAGTAGGAACTGTAGATGATAACACAACAGACATTGATTATATCAATGCAGTAAAAAATTATTTTGATAATAAACAGATTCGTGTTCTTGACCTTGGATGTGCAGGAGGTCAATTAATTTCTGATTTCATTAGTAGAGGAGATGTTGGAGTTGGTCTGGAAGGATCCACAAATGCCAGAGAGCGTGGTGCTGGAAAGCATAACTGGGACCAACATGGTGATAAAAATCTTTTTACAGTTGACCTCTCTAAACCATATCAACTGTATGAGGATGATAAAAAAATGCAGTTTGATTTTATTACAACTTGGGAAGTAGTAGAGCACATTGCCGAAGAAGATCTAAAAACTTTCTTTAAACAAATTAATAATCACCTCAAAGATGATGGTGTATTTTGTTGCTCTGTTTCTGTTGTTCCAGATGATGTGGGTTGGGTTGACGGTAAGTTTCTTCGTAGACATCAATCAGTTTTTAACTCTGTTAAATGGATTAATCTTTTATTTGATTGTGGTTTTGAATTGGCATATGATCCAAGTTGGCCACCTACTCCAGTAGGAATTCAGTATCCTCATCACCCCGGTGTTCCTCAAGGTGTTGCCGCTCGACCACAAGGATTATTTTTTGGATATTTATTTGGAAATGCCTTGTTTAGAATGCACACCACTTATGGAAATAGTATTTTCTTTTGTTTGACTAAAAAAAAGTGAATCCATTTTTAGAATACGCTGAGGCACTTCAAGGTGCTCATATTGAAGAAGAGTTTAAAAAGTTTTGTAGAGCATTTGATAATCATGAAAGGATTATCATTCTTGGTAATGGAGGTAGCAACTCTGTAGCATCTCATATATCTCAGGACTATATGAAGTTTCACCAAAAGAAGGTTTCTATTCTTTCTGACCCTTCTATGCTCACAATGCTTACGAATGATTTTGAGTATGAGTACGCCTACCAAAAGTTTTTAGAGTATTATGTTGAAAAAGACACTCTGGTGATCATCATAAGTTCTGGTGGTGAATCTAAAAATATGTTGAGAGCACAGGAGTGGTGTGAAGAGAATAAAGTTTCATATGGTGTTTTAACTGGATTTAAATCTGATAACTCTTTGAGAACAAAATCTACTAGCAGTATATTCAATTACTATATTGACAGTAGTGATTATGGTGTGGTAGAATGTGTTCATCAAATTTTTCTTCATGGAGTTGTATGAAATATTGTTTTGATATCGACGGAACTTTGTGCGATACTCCAAACAACGAAAAGGGGAAACCAGATTATTTGAATGCTAAACCATTTCCTTTCATGGTTCAGCAGGTGAATCGTTTGTATGATGAAGGGAATCATATTATTATGCAAACAGCACGAGGTAAAGGTTCTGGTATAGATCATACTGAACTTACCACAAAGCAACTGAATAAATGGGGATATAAGTACCATGAGTTATTCCCAATGTTCTGTAAACCAACCGCAGATTTGTTTATCGACGATAAGGGAATAGATGTTGAGTCTTGGAAACAATCTCAACCACAAGTTAAAGGTATTATTGCAGGAGCATTTGACTTAATTCATCCAGGATATATTCGAATGTTTAAGGAGTGTAAGACTCATTGTAATCATTTAACTGTTGCTCTTCATGAAGATCCTTCTCTTTCCAGGTCTTATAAATTAAAACCGGTTCAAACTTTGGAAGAAAGAAAAGAAATTCTAAAATCCATTAGATATGTTGATGATATTATTGTCTATCAGGCAGAGGATACTTTCTTATCTTATCTCTGTGGATATAATATCAGATTTCTTGGAGACGATTATATTAATGGTAGTTATACTGGAAAAGATAATCCGATTAATATAGTTTTTGTCGATAGAAGTCATGACTATTCAACAACAGAATTAAAAAGAAAAATTGCAAAGTCCTTAAAATAAAATGAAAGCACTAGTAACGGGTGGAGCAGGATTCATAGGATCAAACCTTGTTGATACATTAATTGAACTTGGTTGGCAAGTTACCTGTGTTGATAATGAAAGTGCAGAATGTAATGAAAAGTTTTATTGGAATACAAAATCTTATAATGTAAAGGTAGATATAACTGATTACAAAGCTTTAAAAAATTGTATGGGCAATGTTGATTATGTTTTTCACCTTGCTGCAGAGTCTAGACTTCAACCGGCAATTAAAAATCCAATTGAGGCAGTCACTAAAAATGCTGTAGGCACTTGTACAGTTCTACAATGTGCAAGAGAGACTGGAGTTAAAAAAGTCATTTATTCTTCAACATCTTCTGCTTATGGTCTGAACAAATATCCTAATTATGAGGCAGATCCTAATGATTGTTTGAATCCATATTCAGTATCTAAAGTTGCTGGTGAAGAACTTTGTAAAATGTATACAAATCTTTATGGCATCAAAACAATTATCTTTAGATACTTTAATGTATACGGAGAACGTTCACCCACCACTGGTCAGTATGCTCCTGTGATTGGCATTTTCTTACGGCAAAAGAATGCTGATGAAGCACTTACGATTGTTGGTGATGGTGAGCAACGTAGAGATTTTGTGCATGTTCAAGATGTTGTTAATGCAAATATTATGGCAGCCTTGGAAGATCTTAAAGATGAATATTATGGGCAAATATATAACATCGGAACTGGTAAAAATATTTCTATTTTAGAAATTGCTAAAATGATTTCTGATAATCTTGTTCACATTCCATTCAGAGATGGAGAAGCAAAAACTACTTTATCTTGTATTGATAAAGTAAGAAATACATTTGGTTGGGAACCAAAAATAGAATTGAAGCAATGGATTGAGAAAAATAAATGAGCACATTCGTTGTATTAAGAACAGCAGCACTTGGAAATCGTATTAAATCATATGCATCTCATATGGCAAGATATGATAAAGTAATGATTGAAAAACCAACTGACATTCACTTATTTGAAAACTTTGAATTAGCAACACCAGAAGATATTCAAAAGTATCCTCATACTGGATCTGTTTGGAGAATTCTCGTTGATGAAAATGAACAACATTATATTAATAATTTGAATACAATTGATTTTCTTTATAAAGATATTCCACAATATTTCATTGATAAGTATGTTCCTATCTTTAAAAGGTTTAAACTAAAAAAAGATTTACAAGAAATTGTAGATGGAATTACAAAAGATTGGGATAAGGATAATATGGTGGGAATTAATATCCGTAGTTGGTTACCTCCTATTGATAGTTGTGGAAGAAGTGTGTGGGTTGATCTTGATGGTTTTGAAAGAGAAGTGCAAAAATTAGATCCAAGTCAAAAGTTTTTCTTTTCATCGGACAATATGCAGATTAATGAATACTATAGGTCAAAATATCCAAATCAAATAATTACACTTCCAAGAACAGTAAATGTAATTGCAAATGATGGATGTGTTGATGATGTTCAACAAACTAAAGAAGCATTTCTTGAAATGTATTTGTTATCTCAATGCAAAAAGAAAATTATTTGTACCTTTGGAAGTACGTTTCCTGAGGCTGCTTGGTGGTTAGGTGGATGTAAAGCAGAAGTAATAACTCCGACTTTTTGGGACAAAGTACCTCAAGAATTCCTTGATGATGTTTTTCAGAAAAAATAATGGACAAAAATAAATCAGTATACAAACTTAAAAACTTTGGACCAATATATTATCTTAATCTGGATGCTCAACCAGAAAGAATGCAATATATGGAGGAACAATTTAAGTATTGGGAGATAGAAAACTATACTCGTATCTCTGCTTATGATGGTCGTGAAGACGATTTGAGTGATATTATTAAAGGTAAATATCCCGATATGATGACTTCTGGTGAAATTGGATGCACCACTTCTCACCTTAAGGCAATCAAGCATTGGATGGAAACTTCTAATAGCCCCTATGCAGTTATTATGGAAGATGATTGTGATTTAGATTTGGTAAGGTATTGGAATTTTACATGGCAAGATTTTATTGCTCGTGCTCCTTATGCATGGGATGTAATTCAACTTGCAATTATTTGCACTGGTGACATTCATGTTCCTATTCACAATCGGTTTGTGAATGATTTCTCTACAGCTTGTTATGTAATTACTCGTCATCATGCTGAAAAATTACTTCGCAATCATATTCGTGGTGATAAGTATAAACTTGATAATGGAGTTAGACCCAGAGCAGTTGCTGATGATTTGATTTATAATTCTGGATGCACTTATGCAACTCCATTGTTATTATATAAAATTGAGTTAGGATCTTCAATACACCCAGACCACATAGATATTTTTCATAAGAATAGTTACAATGTAATACGAAACTTTTGGGAAACTCAAGGAAGTCAGTTCACAATAGAGAACATTACATCTTATGATCCTTATCTAGGTAGGATAACCGAACCTTCACAACCTGCTTCTTAACCTTTTCTTAATTGACATATCTCTTTAAAGGGATTATACTAAATACACAAGCATATCAAGATGCCTCAACTACTCGCTTCTTTATGCTTTTTAAATTTATCCTTTAATACAAAAAAACAAGTATGAAATTTCTAGCTCTTGCTGCTGTCCTTCCTTTCATGGCAGCTCCTGCTATGGCAGGCCCTTACGTTGAATCTAAGACCACTGCTCTGTCTGCTAATGGTGAGTACAACTCTTCACAGACCGAACTTCGTCTAGGTTATGAAAGCAAACTCAAGAACGGTGTAACCACTGTATTTGCTGAGTTTGGTCCTGGTTATGAGTGGAACAAAACAGGTACTCCTGGCGAAACCGTTTTGGTTGGTGAAGTTGGAGTGAAAACTCCCCTTTCTAAGAACGTTGGTGTTGCAGCCAAACTGTTTAGTGAGTATGGTTATGACACTGAGGTTTTCAATCTCGGTGGTGAACTGAAAGTTCGTTATACTTTCTGATCTATTGTCTTGATAATCACAAAAGGAGGGCTTGACACCCTCTTTTTTTTTCCTATATAATGTGTAAAGTTTCATTACAAACTACTTATGACCGTAACGACTAATGATCGTGGACAACAAAATTTATTTGCGAAGGAACCACAAATGTATGCTACTCAGGTTGAAACTGATTACGCAGTACGTGCCGAACAACTCAATGGACGTGTAGCAATGCTAGGATTTGTTGCTGCCGTTATCTCATATGCTACCACTGGTAGTGTATTCTTTTTTGGTCAATTTGGTATTTAATTTAAACTTATTACAGAGAAAAACAATGAACGAAAACGCAGAACGCATTAATGGTTGGGCAGCAATGCTAGGAGTTATTGCCGCAATGGGATCCTATGCTCTGACTGGGCAGATCATTCCTGGAATCTGGTGAATGGGCACTCAAAATTTTTTGAGTATTTTTCTTGGTTATTTAATTGCGGGGATGATTTTAATTATCATAAAAAATTCTGATGATCATGATGACCACCCAGGTGGGGGTATGATGGTTCCTGTGTATAAAGCAATTTAATAATCAATACGGAGAGATTTATTTCTCTCCTTTTTTATAAATATTAGTAGTGTTCGGGAATATAAAATGACCTTAGATCTTCACAATTTTTTTAAGTTTTATGATGAAAAAAATTCTAATCATGTGGCAGCGGTCCAATGGTTAGAAGATAATCTACCCACAGAGTATCTTGATGATGCGGAAGGGGACTGGGTTGGTATCTTCAGAACCAAACCACCAACACCATCAGTATTAGCAGTCCCATATTTCAATCAAGTAGATAACTATCGTGATGCCCAAAGAACTTGTAACAGTTCTTCTTGTGCTATGTGCTTGGCATTTCTAAAACCAGGAAGCATCAAAGGTGATGACGAGTATGTTACAAAAGTTTTTGCTATCGGTGATACAACTGATCACGCAGTTCAAACAAAAGTTCTTGCTGGTTATGGAGTCCAATCGCATTTTAGTTATAATCTTTCTTTTTCTGACATTGATAAAAGTCTTGATGGAGGCAAACCTGTTGTTATTGGCATCCTACATCGGGGTTCTTTGTCTAATCCTACGGGTGGCCACATGTGTGTAGTTATCGGACACACTCCAGATAAGAAAGGTTATTATGTCAACGATCCATATGGTTCGTTGAATGATAGTTATACTGGTCCTGTAACAAATGGTAAGAAGACCGTTTATACCAAAGCAGTTCTCAAGCATCGTTGGTGCCCAGGAGGTAAGGATGGGTGGGGAAGGATCTTTGACTGAGTTCAAGAAGAAAATTCTTGAAGAAGTAAAAAAACTCACAAATCACGGGAAGCACAAAGAGGCTTCAGAACTATTCCAAATTTATTTTCCAGATATTACAGGAGGCACAGATGGCAAAAGTTGATCTACATAACTTCTTTCAATACTACGATGAGAAGAACCCCAACCACGTCAAAGGAATTCAATGGTTAGAAGATAACCTACCAGTTAAGTATCTTGAAGATAACGCTGAGTGGGCGGAGATTTTTAGAGGAAAAAAGACTAGTGCGGTAACTGCGGTTGCCGATAGTACTGCTGCTCCTG